AATTTCTCTTTCCATCATATATTTTTTATTTAAAATTGATCCCAAAAATCTGGTACTTTTACCAAAACCATTACAAAATAGATAACGTAAATGACCCTACCGATAGTTGTTGTAAATAACAACCAATTCATCGGGTTCATATCCCATGCGATGAAACTACCAATAACATATATGAATATGTTTGCTATTAATAGTGGTAAAAATGTCATCCAAATAACTTCTAGTATCGCTTTAAATCTATCCATTTGTCTTTATTTTTTACAAAGATAAGGTAAATAAATTTACCAACCAAATAAAAAAGGGCTAACTTTCGTTAACCCTTTAAAAAAAATATTTTTGTTTGATTATTTATCCTCTTTCGATGCGTATTTAACACCCATTATGGTACCTATGATACTGAATGAATTTGTTAATAAAATACCGAACATATTGGACCAGGCGGACTCTAGTATTTTAGTATCCTTATTTGTCATCAAAGCGATGAAATATAATAATGAGGTTATAATCCCAACACCGATAATAATCCATAAAGCCACCTTTATGATTGAGCCTATTAGCTCAAATTGGGTTTTCTTTTGTAGTATATCTAGATCATTTTCAGCGTTGTTCTTAGCGTCTTCAGCTTTTTTAAGTGCACCCCTCAACTCATCCATTAAAGACATGTTTTGTTCTTGGGCTGCAATTAAATCCCTATTCTGACTCTGAATCTGTTTTGTTATTTCAAGACGTTTTCTTCGATTTTCTTTATCTTTATCACTAGCGGTTTTAAGGTATTCAGCGAAATCGCTTGTTTCTGGTTTTATTAATTTAATAATATTACCTTCCAACATAACACCATTATCAGCGTATATCTTTAATAGTTTCTCCTCAATATCTTTACCCAATTCTAACATTATTTATAAACTTTAAAAGGTGCTTTTCTAGTCCTATAACCATCAAAGTCTTTTCTAAACTCCTCAAGTCTAGGTTCAATATCATCCGATTTAACTATCCAGAACTGAGCACCAGCAGCGATCGCTTTAGCTTGTTCTTCAGTATCGGAACTAGATGATATTATACCAACAACGCAACCATTACCGTATTCGAAGTTAATTTTTCTAACCATCTCTATACCATCGTATTTAGAACCTATGATATTTAAATCAACGAAAACACACTCTGGTTTTTTATCTTTATTCTTAAATCTTTCTATAAAGATTTTTTCCGCCTCGTCAGTTGAGCTAACACTCTTTAGAGATAGTGTTATATCTAAAAGACTACACGCATCCTCGAAAACTAAATGAAATAAGTTTTCATCGTCCACTAATAATATTGAATCTATCATGCCTCTGTTTTAATTTTAATTTTTGTTCCGTTATCTAATTTTTCAGCTGTAATACTAAATTTATGTTCACCTAATATCGCAATACAAATGTTTAAACCTAAACCAGTACCACTCTCTTTTTGACCATCTTTTCTCTTATATGGTTTAGATAGTTCAACAAACTCATCATTCGTAATACCACGGCCATTGTCCTCTATAATAATATCGCTACCCTCACAATATATCTTAACAAACTTTGTTGGTGAATCATTATACTTTAAACCGTTTCTAATTAAGTTATCAACAGCTGTACAAAATAAAGGTTCGTTAACTTCTAAAGTTGGTAAGTCCTCGCTTATTACAACCTGATCTTTGTATGAAGTTAGATCCAAATAATCTTTAAGGATGTCGTGTACATTACAACCCTTTTTATTTAAAGTCTCACCTTGTTTAACCAAATTTGTAAATTCATACACACCAGAGTAAACCTTTTGGGCGTGCTTCAAACCTTCCGTCAATAATTTTAACGGTGCCCCTAATTTTAAATCTTCGATCACCTCATCAGTCAATCTTCTTGTTAAAGAAGATATACCCCTAGGTATGTAAGTGTTAATACCTGAGTGCATGTCATGCCTAATAATTTTAGCCGCATGTTCCAGATAAATATTTTTCTTATCTAACTCCTTCTCAGTGCTTGCTTTCTTAATTAAGAACTCACGAACAACATAACCAAATGGTGGTGTAAACGCTAAGATACAAAGGTAACCGAAGTAAGCTATCCCAATAGATGGTTTACAAAACCCGAAAACAACACATGTTTGTACCGAGAAGAAGGCTAACATAATTAATCCAGAGATTATTAAAGCCACTTTAGAACCCTTAGATATTGTGTTATCTATCTGCATTAGATATCCGATTTACCGAACCCTAGTTTTTCAAAAAACCATTTTGATGGGCAAAATTTGGTTATTGTCGCAAATAATAACATGGTAATAATAAAATAAATTATATACCAGTTTTCGAGTAGAACACCCGACATTAATACTAGAGCTATTAATAAATAAACCACTCTAATTGAAGACCATTTTTTCATTGCATTGAGATTGTTTCAAAAAACGCAACCTTGAATCTAAACCAAAACCTTTTCATAAAAGGTAGGTTTTTAAATTCATCTGTTTTAAACCATTCATGTACGTCCATATTGTTATTATACTATAACAATATATACTTTAAAATAGTTAAAAAATCAATTGGTTAATTCACCCCAAATTTCTTTGTGATCCTTTTTATAAAAATCTTTTGGTTCCCTGAACTGGCATAGCTCTTTCGGCACCCTGTAGAACGAATCTAAGCCCTGTCTGTTGTATGTTTCTATGTGAATGACCTGTTTGTACTCTTCGTTAAAGATAGTGTCTGAATCGCAAAATATAGCGGCCTTTGTCTTGGTTGATATTATACAATAAAAATACTTTCTGGTCTTCCATTTTTCTTTTCGACCAAGGAAGGATACGGTTTCAAATGGGAATGATTCCTCATCCGTAAAATCATACTTATCTTTCATCTCAACCTCAAACAAATAACGCTGGCCATCATGTTCGGTTACAATGTCAATACCGTAATCTTCGTCAAAAGTTTCCTCTTTAATCACATGACCTTTACCAACCAGATACGCAATTAATAGTTGTTTACCAATTAGGTCATTCTCTGCATATGATTCAGCTACAAACTTTCTCGCTTCGTATAAACCCATTTACTTATATTTTTCGATATTATCGGAACAAATACCAAAGAAGCCTTCAATATTGTCACCATCAACTGGTTGATAAACAATACCGCCAGGCACAACTTCGCCTGACTCGCACCACATATAACCTCTATTTGTTAAAGATATCTTATTACCGTCATGCCAGAAGAAATGTATGTTACCACCTTTAGGGTCTAATTCGGTGAACTTGGATATAACCTCAATATCTTGACATTGGATCCAGATTTTAAGACGATTTCTTTCCAACCAATCGATATCCAATAAATCTTTAGGCCCATCGGTACCTAGATGTAACTTACCATCCTTAGCCCATAGGTCAATCTTAACATCGTAACCTCTGTTAATTGCTTCCTGAATATAAACCTGGGTGTTTTCCATATCTGGTTTAACCCCATTGATGTTACCTTTATTGGATATTAGTTTCATGTGTTATTTCTTATATGATCTTCGGTTTCTTGTGAATCATTTAGTATCACAATTTCTTTATTTTCTTCATCCACAGTTAATGTTGTGACTGGTTTATCAACACGATACATGTATTGATCGTCAAGCATTCCGATTTCACCGTTAACCACGTTAAAATCTAAAAACTCTTCTGGTAGTTTATCCAACCACGTTTTTAATTCTTTTAATGTCATATTTAACTTTTTTGATATACTTTAATTGATTTGATTAACATGGAGCTTTCCTGAGGGTTATTAGTATGTGCCCTGTGTAAACCATGGTTTAATATAATATATTGTGAAACATCCTCACGATTAAACCATTTTAATATGTTTTTATCTGTACATTGGAATACGAGGTTACCATCATAATATATTCTAATGAAATCTTTTTCCCAATGACAGACATACTGGACAAATCTTTCTGTCGCACCTTTAACGGTGTTGTTGAAAGGGGAGTACATTTTTTTGGTACCTTCCTCAATAACCCCATAATGTAGGTTTGGTTGTATTTTTCTATCCTTAGTAAAACCAACATTATAATAAGGTCCTTCTTCACTATAACCCTCAAAAATATCGATCTCTGGTGGCCAACTTTTAAGCGCTGTTAACCAAAATGCATTCCAGTAGGACTGACCTTTTGGTAACTGGATCCAACCCTCGAACCAACCATATCTCCAAGACTCTATGGTTGAGACCATACCAACACCAACGGGTATGTTGATTTCGTCTGGCATCCCGTCTTTTTGTAACCAAGATGGAATATTTTTCTTTAAAAAAGTTTTTGGGTATTTTCTTAACT